GTGAACCCGTCCCCGGGCAGGGTGTTGATCGCGGTGATCATGGCGGCGCGCAGCGCGTCGTCCATTTCCGGCAGCGTGGGGTCCGGATCCGGGGCATCCCCGATCTTTTCGATCGCGCCCAGGGCCACAAGCCGGTCGATCTCCGCCGGGCCGCCGATCTCGTCCGCCCCCGCCTTCGATCCGAATTCCAGCCGCCGGGCGGCGATCACGGTGTGCTTGATCAGGTATGTCATGGCATCGCCTCCTTACGCCGCGCCCTGGATGAGATAGCCGGTCGCGGGGGCCGCGATGACCTCGCGGACCTGCTCGCCCACGCGCAGCGTGGTCGCACCCCTGAGCCCGACCTTGGGATCGAAGAACCGGCCGGAGACCCGCCCGTCGAACTGCGCGGTCCATCCCCAGGCGGGAGAGGCCCCGTCCGGCCCGGCCTGCGTGTTGCGGTGGATCAGGGCGATATTGGCCCCCCAGACCCGCTCGAACGCCGCCGTCTGGCCCTTGCGGGCGGCGTTGACATAGCTGTCGCCCACGAGGATTTCGCTGAGTTCGAACAGCTCGGCCACCGCCTCGCGGCTGGCGCGGCCCTTGTCGCCGGATGTGCGGTTGATCGCCTTGAGGATATCGGGGTGGGTCGAGAGCGCGGTCCAGGCCTTGCGCCCCATCGCGGCCACGTTCGGGCGCATGATGAAGGTGGCGTCGAGCGCCGCCGAGATCACCCCGATCGGGTCCGAGGCCGGATCGGTGAACTGGCCGGTCCCGGACAGGGCGACCTTCTTGTCGGCGTCGTAATTGGCCGCGTCCTGCACCATCGCGGCGACGCGCTGTTCGCGGTCGAGCAGGGTCAGATGCGTGAGCCCCTCGACGGCGCGCGCCTCCGGATCGAATGCCGAATTGCCCGCCGCGCGCAGGCTGCGCGCCGTGTCGATGTCGCGCTGCGGCACCACGTCGTCGAGGCCGTAGTCGCGGACGCTCGATGTGCGCTCCTCGCCGGTGAACTCGACCTGGTTCACCACGCCCTTGCGGCCCACCTCGGTGTCGGGGACGGTGAACATCTGCTCGGGCGGGAAATACGTCCACTTGAACTCGGGGGCCATGACCGGCACGCGCGGCATCACCTGGTCGGCGATCAGCGCCACGTCGGGGTTGCGATAGTTGACGGCAATCGCGGTCAGGACCGGATCGGCGACAAAGGGGGTGGGGGTGGTCATGGAACAGCGCTCCTATGGATCAGGTGACGGAATGACGGGCGATGGCCACGTCGATGATGTCGTCGGCGACACCGGCCTGCAGCGCGAAGCCAACGGCGACGTTGCCCGCGCCGGCCGCACCGGCGACCGCGCCGCCCGCGCCGCCGCGCACCGGCGCACCGGCGGCGACCGCCCCGGAGAGCTTGACCTCCGCCGAGCCGGACATGATCACATCGACCATGTCGCCGACAGCGGCATCGAGCTGGTCGGTGATGCCGATCGCGGCATCGGCGGCGGCCGTCGCAGGCACGACGCCGCCCGCGCTGCCGAATTTGACGACGGTGCGGCCGGGGATGGCCGCCTCGGCGCGGTAGGATTTGATGAACGATCCGGGATTAGGCATTGTCGGCCTCCATGGTTTCCTCGATCTGGCGGGCGGCCTCGGCAAAGCTCAGCGTGCGGCCCTCGGCCTCGGCGTCCCTGACCAGGCGATTGGCAGCGGCGGTGACGTCGGCGTGGCCGGTGATCCGCGGCGCGGCCTCGCCCCCCGCGCGCTCGCTGAAATCGATCAGCGGCTTGCTCTGCCTGGCCAGCAGGTCGCGGAACCAGTCGCGCGGGCTGGCGGCCTTGCCCTCGGCAAAGCTGACCTCCTCGTCGGCGTCCAGATGCTCCATGAAGGCCGCCATCTCGTCCTTGAGGCCCGGCGCGATGCGCCCGTCCCTGGCCAGCGCCTCAAGCAGGGTGGCGTCTTCCGCGCGCCGCGCGCTGGCGCGGCTCTCGGCAAAGGCGGCTTCCTTCGCGGCGATCTCGGCTTCGCGCGCATCGAGCGCGGCCTGCCGGTCTTCGGGGGTCTGTTTGTCCTTTGCGGACATGTCGGTCTCTCCTTCTTCGGTTTCCGCCAGATCGACGAGGCCGATCAGGTCATCGGCCTTGAGGCCCAGCACCTTCGCAAAACCGCGCAGGCGGGGTTCGGGGGGCGTGGCGATCTCGCCGCGCAGGATTTGCAGGACGGTGCCGCGCTCGATCCCGGCCTCTTCGGCCATCCGCCCGATCAATTCCGAGCGGGCGGCGAAATCCTTGGCGCGCTCGTCGAGCCGGGCATTGAGACGCCGCGACAGGTCGGTTTCGGCAAAGCCCGGCACCGCCGTCTCACCGCCGTCCCGCTCGATCACGTTGCGCATGAATTCTTCCGTGGTGCGGATGTGCTCCAGCTCATGGGCAGGCACGATCCGGTCGGCCACCTCCTGGCCCTGCGACGACAGCAGCCAGTCGCGCAGACCCGCGACCACCCGGCGCAGCCCGCCAAAACCCGCCGAGGCGCTGGCGGCGATCTCGGCCTCGGAAAACTCCAGCTCCAGCGTCACCGCCTCGCCGTCATCGGCGAACTCCGCCGCCCTGAGGCCCTTCACGGCGGGCGGTTGCGCGCCGAGGAAGCCGACATGCTTGAGGTAGTAACTGCCCGGCGCGGGGTTTGCGGCGGCCTTCGGCGGGTAAAAGCTGGCGCTGATCCGCTTGAACCGGCCCGCACGGACCATCTCGGCAAAGGCGGGTTCGACCTGGCCGGGCTCGGCGAAAAGCTCCGCGCCCTCGGCGCGCAGGGATTTGACCCAGCCATAGGCTGGCGCGTCGGTGCGCGGGTGCCCCACGACGATCGGGGCCTCGTGCAGGGCGGGGTCATAGGCGGCGGCGATGGCGTCAACCTCGGCCTCGGAAAACTCGAAGCTCTGGCCGGATTGGGCGGTGTGGCGACCGGCGCGGAAGATGTGAAGCGGCTTTGTCATGGCCCGACACTAGGCCGGGGCGCGGGCGCATATCAGATGAAGGGCTTCACCGGAAACGCCGAAATCTGGCATGGGCTGACAGGGCCCACCCTAGCCGGAGGCACCGGCACCGGGCAAGCCTCATTCGGGCACAGGCGCTGAGCGGCCCGCTGAGTGCGTCTTTGCCGCGCGCGGCCCGATGGTCGTGCAAGGCTCAAGGGGGGTATTGAATGGGTATTTAACGGCGCGCTGTGGGCGCATTGCACCCGAGGGGGCCGCGCGCCACCTCGACTGCGGGCGCAAAAGGCCCGGAAACCGCCTCAGGAGGCCGGGTCGCCGAGGAAGTTGCGCAGAACGGCGCGGCGTTCCTCCGGGCTGCGGCGAGGATAATCGAAGCAGGTGCTCAGGAGGCGGCGGCGGAGTGTCACGAGCTCTTCCTTGTCCGGGTCATCGTCGGGCAGGGTTTCGGCCTCGCGCAGCGCGCGCTCGTACGCCTCACGGGTGAACTCGGGACCGTCCACGAGAAAGTTGGTCATCTTCGTTCCCCTGTCATCGCCTCGACGATCGCACCGGCGACGGATCGCGAGATGTCTGCGATCCTGCCACGCACGGCGCGCGACGGCGGGGCGAGGCTTTCCTGATATAGGATCAGGCCGAGCGACTGCAACACGTCGAGCACGACGAGGCGGATCGCGTGGTCACGATCTGCCGCCAGCAATTCCGGGGCCAGATCGTCGGTGAGTTCGGCCGCCGTCTCCGCAAGGGTGTCCATATCCCGCGCGCCGGGCCGGAGCGGACGCGCCCTGTAAAGCGACCCGTCGTGGCCGACCGCCAGAACCGAGGACACGTTGCGCCGCAGCATCATGTCCATGTCCAGCGGGCTGAGCGGGGCCGAGCCGGGATGATTGTGCACAAGACCCACCTCAACGCCGCGCCCCAGCCGGTCGTTCATCGTCGGGCTCAGCTTGACGCTCTTTCCGGTCCCTACGCTCCAGTCGATCTCCTCGCCCGTTGCCAGGTCGAACGCGCCGAGATGCTCGCGGCCCTGTCCCATCCCGAACAGCCGCGCGCGGGCTGCAAAGCCCAGCTCGGTCGCCGCCGCCCCGGGCGAAAGCCCGCCCGAGATCGGCCCGTGCCGCCCGCTCAGATCGAGCCATGCCTTGCCCGGGTTGCCATCCCACGCGGGATCGACGCCGAGCGCCGTAGGCTCGATCTGCCCGGTGCGCCGGTTGAGCACCCCGCGCTCCTGCAGCGCGAAATCCTCGGTGACGCGCAGGCCGCGCCGGTCCATCATCGCCTGGCTGAGTTGCTGCACGGTGCAGCCGCAGCGCCAGCCATTGGGCGGATAGATGCGCGCCCAGACCGGATCGTCCACCCGGCGGATCAGCTCGTGATAGCGCGCGTGTCCGGGTCGCCTGGTGTCGCGCTGCACCTGGACGTAGCGCAGGAACGGGAAGGCGTCCTTCACCCGCTCGATCCGCGCCCATTTCCCGGCGGCGTGACTGGCGCGCATGTTGGCGTCAAAGATGATCCGCAACCGGCGCGGCGAGCCGAGTTGCACGTTCTTGATCTCGCCCGTGAGCGGGTCGCGTTCCGTGCCCTG